GATTGGCAGACACGGCTTGTGTGTACACTTCTAAAAATCTTTTTTTCTGCCTGTTTTTTTCTTGTTCTATTTTTTCTGGACTCAGTTGTACGGGGTCAGGACAAGGCCACTCTGTTTCACAAACAGGACAATCTGAAGAGACGAAAAAAGACATAATACTCCTAATTGTTTTGATTTTTTAACTAATTATTGATCGCTTACATCTGATAACTGATCGCTTACATCTGATAACTGATCGCTTACATCTGATAACTGATCGCTTACATCTGATAACTGATCGCTTACATCTGATAACTGATAACTAAGAATTTGTATATCAAATGTAAGGCACTCTATCTCAATTAATAAAACTTTAATCGTTTCTAATGCACATCTTGCTTCTACACAGTCTAAAGACACTAATTTATCGAGCATTTGTTCATAGAGAATAGCTTTTTCCTCTTTATTGAAGCCACTAGCATCTTCTAACTTTAATAATTTTTCGATCATTTCTTGAAGCTGAAAAGAGGCTGGCTCATTCAATATTAGTGGTTTTGTCATTGTTTTACTCCTAATTGTTTTGATTTTTAGTTGATAACTGATAGCTAATTTTAAACTAATCTAACTTAGATAGTAAAGCTTCAATTGTCTTTATCCCATTCCCCGCCGCTACACATCCGTCTTGAGAAGCTAAAAGCGACAAATCTAAAAGCATTAGTTCAAAAAAGACTGTTTTTTCTTCTTTGCTAGAAAAGGGAAAAATATCATGGACTTGGTCTGCTAGTTTTGTGGCCATCAGTAGAATTTCGGGGTTAAGTGTATTTTTTTGGTTCATTGTTTTTTCCAGTTTAGATAGCAGGGTTTCAATGACATGAAATGTGGTTCCGCACCAACTTTTCATGTAGATATTAAGTCTATAGCAATTGTAGAGGTTTGTAAGCACTTGCTCAAAGATATCTTCTTGATCTCCTCTTTCTAAAGAAGCAAATATTTCTCTACCGACTGTATCTGCTAATTTTTGGGATAGCAGTCTAATTTGAGTTTTTGTACGTGCATGATTTTGGCTCATCGTTTTTTAATTTATTTAGCAATTTCTAACCGATAACTGATAACTAATCCTATAATCTCTCTACAAAATCAATAACTTTTTCCCATAACTCTTTGGGAAAATCTACGGTCATTGTATCATCGTCTGTTTGCCTTGCATTTCCTTCGGTTGCTAAAGTCATTAGTAGATACTTAATGTCTTTAGCTTTAGGAGTAAGTTTAATGGGTTTTGGTTCCGTTTCGTGGCTAGGTTTTACACTCTCATCGGAGTCAGTTGGATTTTTAGACTCTATAAAGTTGGCTGTTACCGATTCGACTAATTCCCCAGTGGCTTTTATCCCTTTTTCTTCTGCTATAGCTACAGTCTCTAAAAGCACATTTTCTTTTTCCGAGAGTGTTAGTTCATTTTTCCTTACAAGATTCTGTAAAGCCGTTTCCGATACTTTACCTTCGATTGCTTTTAATGTCGGACTAGACATCGAGGAAATCTCTAAAGTTCGGTTATAATCCGATTTTTTCCATCCAGTTTTTTCGCAAAACTGTCGGAGTGACTGTTCTTCAGTTAAACCAGCTAATCTATCCTCGTGTAAATGCCGTCTAATCAATTTTGCCTTATCGTACACTGATAACTTTTCGCTATCAGTGCCGTAGGAGAGCATTTGATACTCTAAATCACGGACGGTCAGACCTGATGCTAGAGGCTTAATAATTGCCAAAACATTAGGAACAATAATCTCTTGAGAGGCTAAAAGCAACCAAGCCAAGACCCTTCGATGGCCGTCCATGGGAAACAATCTATCGCCGTCGGCGACTAAATGTAAAGGTTGATAAATTGTTCCCGATGCTAGTATTTTATCGGCTAGTTCTTGAATTAACTCCAAGTCGTAGGTAACGCGAGTGTTCCATCCGTTTTCACCTGAGATGGACTCAATTAAATCGAGACTAAAGGTTAAATGGGTTTCGCTAGGTAGGACGCGCATTTTGCCGTCGTCATGTATTCCTATTCTCGGCCCGATAAAATCACCATTAGCCAGTCTAAAAGAAATTAGCTGGGGATCGATCACTATTAACTCTCTTGCAGACCCATAAGCTCTGATTTTGTCTCTTGATTTTGCGCTCATTTTTTTATCTCTTGGTTGCGTTTGTTGGTTTGTTTTTACTTTTAAGACATTTTTAGGTCTTCATAGCGGGTTCCCCATTCTTTAACAAGAATCGTAATTTCTGGAAAATTAATCGCCTTACCTTTAATCCATATATACGGATTATTTGATTCCGATAAACTTGTTAATGTTTCAAATAGCAAGTTCGTAGAATTGAAATCTACAAATGTTAGATTAACCTTGATTACTTTTTTAGTCTTGCCAGAATCGCAAGTAATTTCAAAATCTGCCCTTAATTGCTGTACTTGATCAATACCTACACTAAAAACTAGGTTAGCTACCAATCCATACAAGCAAATATTTTCGACTTGCCCTGTACTTAAAACTTTCCATTGGTTTTTGCTGCTTTCAACTAAGATTTCTTGTATTTGCTGGAAAGTCAGTTCATCCCACCAATCGCGACTTAATAAGAGATTCCGATTCATTTAATACTCCTTAATTTCCACTTGTTACTCCTCAGTTGTGCTTGGGTTGTAAGTTAGTCCCCAGATGCAAGACGTTCCGTATATTTCTTTATAATCACCCTCTACTACAAAATTAGAGGCTATAGCGATAGCTTTCATAAACAAGTTAGCATCCTTTTTTAACTGTTTAGGGATAGGAACATCTGTCTTACAAAAAACAAGAAATAACCACAGCCAAAATGTTATTTTCTTTGTAATAGATTGATTCCAGTTGTAATTACCAAGAACAAGACAATCCATTATATTGTCCTTGATTGCGGATTTATAAAACAGTTCTAAATAGTCTAATTTAGGATTCTGTTTCACTTCTAATAGTAAAGCATCAACGTATTGTTTAGCTTCGGTAGGCAAGCTATTGTATTCTCTCCGAACTAGCATTGCGCGTTGAATGTCCATTGGTTTACTCCTTCTGTAGATTATTTTTAGTTGTTTCTTGCTTTATTCGTAGTCCCAATCAATCAATGGGAGAATGACATAACCCTCCTCTGCAAGGTAACTAGCTATAACAAGAGATTGTAGAAAAAGACAATAGTTTTTCTTGAAAAGATTAGGTATTGCTACACCTGTTAAAATCGAAAAGATAAACTGGAATATAGCAGTTTTAAAACGCCAAAAACATCCTACTTTCCTGTCTGAATCAGCGTCAATAAATGCACCGCTCAAAAGACATTCTATATCATTGTCATCTGCTTTGATTACGCTTTCATAGACCCCTTCTAGTATTTTCGATGCAAAGGGTTTTGTTGATGTTTTAGTATTTTTAACTAAGCGATCGACATATTGCTTGGCTTCTGTTGGCAACTTAGCGTAGCTTAAGTTGATTAGCACTCGATAGGTCAGTCTTTTCATTTTTTTTACTCCTTAGTTGTATTGTCGGTTATTTCTTTATACCAGCTTTTTTCTGCTAGAAAAATCGACGCTAGTGTTAAAGCTTTTCTGAAAAGATCAAAATCTTTTTTAAGAGGAGAAGGAATAGTAACTCCTGTACATATAGGCATAAGAATAGTTATAACCCAAAATTTAAACCGATTAATAAAAGAAAGATTCCATTTATCATCGGATAAGTACGGATAGATGTATCCTTTTTGTATATCCCCTTCCCACCACCAGATTAATATCTCGTTAGTTATTTGGCTAGTTTGAGATTTTTTTAATAAATCATCAATCCAATTTTTTGAGTCAAGAGATAATTCGAGATATTTACTTCTAATCATAAGCTTATACAGCCGCTTTATGAAATGCGGGTTGATGTTCACTGTTTTACTCCCCAATTGTGCTAGTTTTTACTGATAGCTGATAGCCAAAATTAAACTATTAGCATTTATGAACTGTCCTTTTTTTATTGTTTCATCCGCTTAGATGTATCCATCATTATTGACGCAAAAAGGTCAAAAGCATTTCGGTTACTGTGACTTAATACCATTAACTGTTCTGGGTTATATTTCATAAAAAGATGTAAATTAGGAGCCACGATAGATAAAGCTTTAACTTGTCGTTCTAAACTCCAATCTTTCATTAATTCTTCTTGATGTGTCATTGGTTTACTCCTAATAGTTTTTAAGTGAATTACTTTTATCGTCTAACAAAACGCTAGGATCGGCGCTGGGAAAAGAAAAAATAGTTAGCCACGGACACTGATAAAAAAACCGCTTACCAGGAAACCTCGGAGAAAACGGAAAATACTTCCAGTATTTTATTGGCCTTGCTATTAACCGATATTGTTGTCCTAAAAAGATAAAATCCGTCATGTCATCTTCTGGAGATCGGAGCATTTTGATTATTTTGAAAACTGGGAACACAGACGTTGATTTACTCCTAATAAGTTGCTGATAACTGACAACTGACAACTGACAACTAACTATTAAAA